CATTTAAATAAAATAATGAAGCATATTGTCCTTGAGAATGAAACCCTATTCCTGGTTTAAATGAATGTGATGGAGAACTAGTATTTGTAGCAACTTCTAAACAATTTTCTGCATAATCTGTATTAGAATCTATTAAAGCATCATAATAAATTCTTTGTCTAGCAGAAATACCAACAATATTAGAAATTTCAAATATATTTGTTGCAGATCCTCTTGTACCAATCGCAAACTTTATCGGAGTCGCCGTCAACGAATCTGATATTCTAGCTCTTTCATATATTGTTCCAGCACTAGTATGATACCAAACACCTAAATTATAAGTTCCTGATCCAGTTTGAGTAAATCTTAATGGTATAGATGGTGATAAGTTTAATTGTCCTGTTAAAGTACCTCCAGATAATGGAAGATAAAGATTAGATAATGATGGAATGTCTCCAGAAACTAATGGAGAACTTGTCAACAACCCTGAAGAATTTGATCTGACAAATCCATTAGCAGAAAGATTTAAAATAGTTACTGGACCTCCCATTTCTATAGGTCTAACTTTACCAGAAGCTCCTAATCGAACTCTCTCTAATCCCTCTTTTTCTATTACAATTGGATAATCTATTACAGCACCATTAGCTGAAAGATTTCTAATTAAAATTTCTGTTGATGTTGCTCCAAATGATGCAAATGCTGAAGAATCATTTCTAAAAATTAATGAACCAGGAGTTACTAAATTTTGTGCAGAAATATTTCCAGAAGCACTTATAGAAGTTCCTTTTAATTGTCCTGTTAAAGTTCCTCCAGATAGTGGTAAATATGCTAATGACGGTAAATCTGAAGAAACTAATGGAGAAGTTGTCAAAAGTCCTGAAGAATTTGATCGAACAAAACCAGTAGCAGAAAGATTTTGAATTGTTATTGGTCCACCTAATTCTACAGGACGAATTATAGATCCCATACCTAATCTAATTCTATTCAAACCTGTTTTTTCTATAACAAACGGGTAATCTATAATAGAACCGTTTGCAGAAAGATTTCTAATAAAAATATCCCCAGATGTTCCAGCGATAGACCAAAACATGGAATTACTATTTTGGAATATATATGACCCTGGAGTCGAATAATTCGCAGCCGAAATATTTCCTGGAAAATTACTAGAACCATTTCCGTCTAATAATGTTACTGTTCTAAAAGGGTTAGTAAAATTATCTGCATATTGCCTTACATATATAGGTTCATTTCCATTGTCTCTTGTAGCAATTTCTAAATAACCTAAATCTGTTCCGGAAGAACCACCTCTTATAGTCCAACCATCATTTATACCATTCGTCCCATATATTCCTAAACCAATACCAGATGTAACATTTGATAAAGAAATTCCACCAGTTAATGTACCACCTGAACGTGGAAGATAATTTCCTAAAGAAGAATTTAAAGCATAAGAATTTGAATCTACAGAACCATCAGCTTTAAGAAATTGATTAGATGTTCCTCCGTGTTTTTTAAAAGTATTTGCAGAAACTGTTTGTGAAACATACAAATTTTGATTTATATTCAAACCATTCGAAACAGTTCCTCCAGAAAGTGGTAAATATGCTAAAGAAGGTAAATCTGAAGAAACAAAAGGCGAAGTCGTTATTAATCCCGAAGAATTTGATCTTAAAAATCCATTAGCAGAAAGATTTTGAATTGTTACCGGACCACCCATTTCAATAGGTCTTTTTATTGCATCCGTACCTAACCTAATTCTCGTACCGACTTTTTCTATAATCAATGGATAATCAATTATACTCCCATCAGTGTTTTGATTTACGAAAAGAAACATATGAGTTCCTACAGTAAATCTACCATACGCAGAAGAATTTATTCCAAAATTTAGTGAACCAGGAATCACTAAATTTTGAGCAGAAATATTTCCAGAAGCACTTATAGAAGTTCCTTTTAATTGTCCTGTTAAAGTTCCTCCAGATAGTGGTAAATATGCTAATGACGGTAAATCTGAAGAAACCAATGGAGAGCTTGTTAACAATCCTGAAGAATTTGTTCTAACGAATCCAGTTGCTGATAGGTTTTGTATAGTTACTGGACCACCCATTTCAACAGGTCTTTTTATTGCATCCGTTCCTAGCCTGATTCTTGATCCGACTTTTTCTATAATTAATGGATAGTCAATTATACTCCCATCAGTGTTTTGATTTACAAAAAGAAACATATGAGTTCCTACAGTAAATCTACCAAATGCCGAAGAATTTATTCCAAAATTTAGTGAACCAGGAATCACTAAATTTTGAGCAGAAATATTTCCAGAAGCACTTATAGACGTTCCTCGCATTTGTCCATAAAGTTGCCCACCAGATAAAGGAAGATAATAATTTGAAATTGGAGGAATGTCTGAAGAGGTTAATTTTCTAAATGTTGGTATAGATGCTGCTCCAGAAATAGACCCTGCTAAAAATGTTCCTGAAGATTGTGCTGAAAGATCTATTGTAAAAGTTCCTGCATTTGTGATAGGAGATCCAGCAATAGAAAAAATTGGATTAGCAGAAAGTCCTACAGATGTCACAGTACCAGTTCCACCAATAATACTTCCAGTTGATACTAATTGATTTCTATAATCTGTAACATCAACAATTCTAGCATAAAAAGGATTTCCAGTATATGATGCATTTGTCTGTACAATTATTCTATATAAAAGTTTAGCTTCTACTATAGGAAAATCATTAAGTGAAAGAGTTCCTTGGATATTATTATTTTGAGCATTTATTAATGAAGTATCTTGTCTTTGACCTTGAACAGCTATAACAGGTTGATGCATTTCATCAGTCGCATATATATAATAAGCCACAAAATTATTATTTGAAGTTTCTGTTTGTTTCCAAATAGTCCCAGATAATTCATTAAATGTTACTCTTGTACCTGCTCCTAAATTTTTATATGGAAAAATAATTGCTGGATCTTTTCTCCAAGTGCCTAGACCATCAGAACCAGATCTATAAAATACTGGAAAATAACCCGGATAATTTATTTGTTGTGTGAAATAATTTCCAGAAGATCCTTGCGAGATACTTATTCTTAAATCTTCATCAGAAATTATACCATTAGAAACACCAAAATATGCAGAAGAATCATTTGATAATGTATATGTAGAATTAAATCCACTTTCGTATCTAGTTCCAAAAGTGTTGTGAAGATATTCATGTGTAGCGCAATCCATAACAGTCCCATGTCTTTCATCACATAATCCCAAAGACTTAGTTCCTGTCCAATATACAACCGCTACTTGAATCGTTGTTAAAAGATCCCAAGCAATATTATTTAATTGACTTAAAACGCCAGCAGAAGAATAATATATAAAATGTAATCCAGAAATATTTGGAATAACTATACTTTCCGTAGTTTTTGTAAATTTATTTCCTCTATAATATACATCAAAAGAACTTGTTAAAGCAGATATTGTAAAAGTTCTTGTAGCATCATTAAATAAAATTTTTGTATCAGTTCTGTTTATAAATCCCGTTGGTTCTTGTAAAATATTTAATAAATCTTTTGGAACTTTTGATTCCAATTGTTGTTGAATATCTGCTGAAACTGCTGAAAGATATCCAAATGTACTTGCGGAAACGTGATAATAATTTCCAGAACTTCCACCCTGAAGATTTAACAAATTATTATGATTTGATGGAGATCCTGCGGAAGAAACTTTAGAATTTAATTGTTGCTGAATATCTGCGGAAACTGCGGAAAGATACGAAAAAGTATTTGCAGAAACGTGATAATAATTTCCTACAGATCCTCCTTGAATATTTGCTAAATCATTATGGTTTTGTATAGATGTTGTAGAAAATGTTACATCAGCAATATTTTCTACTAATCCAGAAGAAGCATTATATTCTACTATAATTCTAGCAATTAATATACAATGCTTTCGTAATACAATTGGTAAATCGCTTCTAGGATTTTCTAATCTCGCATCCGAAATATTATTATACTGATTTAATCCTAATACATAAAAAGTTTGTTTAATATCACCAATAGATCTATAAAACCATCTAACAGCATATTTATTATTACCAATTGTTTGTAAATTAGTACCATCATCATATTGAGTATTATTATAGATTAAATTATCTTGATATAACCAATCCCCACCAGAATGATAAGCTAATGTTAATCTATCTATAGAAGAATCAAATGCTCCAATTTCATTTCTAATAACTCCAGCATACACATTAGCACTTGTAATTAATACAGTTCTAGGATTTGGTATGATACTTTCGGATAAAATTAATCCACCATCTATAGATTTTCTATATGGAATAGTATCTGTAATCGATAAAGATATTTTATTTGGTAATCCTAATGCCTTTGAATCAGTACCTATACTATGAATTTCATTTCCTTGTCTCCAACAACAATATACACAAATAACATTAGATTCATTTATTTGATTTTTATCATTCTCTACATAAAATATAGGAGTTCCAGAATTGTATTTAATGCATATATATTGTTCTGTTCCATCAGTTAAAGTAAATGTTGCACTCGGTATAGAGTATTCTAAAAGAGTCCCAGTAAAATTATTTGTAGAATATACTCTAGCAGTTGCAGATAAAATTGAACAAGTACCATCTCCATTATCTATTAAATCACTTAAAGGGTAAGATGAAATACCAGCATTATCATAATAATTTAAATATCTATAAACTCCATTTTCATCTACAGTATATGGTATATTGTCTGTATTAATTGATAGTTTTATAAAATCATTTGGTGCAGCAGAAAGTAAATTCTTTTTCTTTAATTCAATAGCACCTTGAGAAAAGCCAGCCATAATATTCTCCAAAAGGACGCCCGAAGGCAATATCTAGAGTATTTATGATAAATTTATATAAAAGTTATTCAGAAACTTCTACATAAGCAGTTGCAGAAGGATTTATAGAAAACGTCCAATTATAATTTATAGGAGGATTTGCAGATGTCGGTAAACCAGATGTAGAATATGTTTCTTTATCAATATCAGAATAATGATAATTTGTCTTGATAAATTTAATTATACTTTCTTGGGAAATTGGTCTATGAATAATACCATCAACTTTAAATCTAATTTTAGCTGAGAAATATCTAGATTCATCTTCCGCTAAACTTTGTTGTTGATCTATATTAACATCAGTCAATTCTACTCTAAGATTTCTTTCTATATTTAAAAAATCAAACTCTTTAATTCTTAAATGATTTGTTGGATTAAAATATGCACAAATATTTTCAATTAATTGATATAAATGATCCCAAGATTCTGTATACAATTCTAATGTATAAAAATAATCATAAGGAGTTGGAATAACATCTTGCCAAAATTCATCACTATCATATATATTTAAATTCGTATCATACCAAGACCTTATTTCATTAACAGAAGAAGCTCTATCAGAAGAATAACTTAAATTATCCATAGAAACTTGCATAGAAGGAACTTTAGGATAATATTTTTTTCCAGACTCTTGTTGTAAATTAAACAAATATTCTTTAGAAGCTAATCCAAACTTTATAGGAACTTTTATAATTTTTTCTACTGTATTAGATGTGCCTGATGTATAATTGTACACATACATATCATTAAAAAAATCTAAGAATGCTACTAAGATTTTTCTAGATATTCTACAATAGTAAAAAATTTCCATTCTTACCCACCAAAAACCTTGGATAAAATATTCCCGACATTTACCCCAAGAACTGTAAACAAAGCCAATAGAGCCATCGCAGTGACGAATACAGATACTGTAGCAGTAGAAGCAATAAAAGAAATTTCAGATACTTGTATTTTCCAAGTTTTTATCTTACTTTCTTTATCTTTCTTATCTACTTCTAATACACCAATTCTATTTTCATGGTTTTCAATTTTATTCTCGAAATCTTTATTGTTAAGTTTTGTCTCAGTTTTAAAAGAAGAAACTTCATCTTTAATATCATCAAGTTTTTTGTTTATTTGCTCGAAAAATTTGGTGAGTAAGTCTGTAGACAATTGAGTATCCTCGTATTTATTATTATTTATATTTGTTTTGTCAGTCATAAAACTTAATCCTTATCAAAAGTTTCTAATTTATCATAATAGTCTGGAAGTTTCTTTATATGATCCAATGCTATTATCTTTGCAATTTCTCTATCTTTAGTGTGTTCATATTCATGTTCAATACCTTTTTCTAATTGCTTCCTATCAAAATCAAATTCATCATCTCTATATAAAAAGTTATTAAATATTTCTGCAATTTTTAAATATAAATCTGTAATACCAATACCATTATCTTTAGCAAATCTTTCTAAACCATCCTCAGAAACTTCTTTAGTATTCATAAAAGTTATTATATTATGTTTTAATAAAGCTTCTTTGTCTTTAGCTTCTTGAATCGAATTTGTTTTCTCTGTTAAAAATTTGTTAAACTTACTCATTATACTCTCCATTAAAACCAATCATTAAAAGGATCTCTAGGCGAACATTCCGAAATAGTTGGCTTATATACTATCCCTTCTTTATATTCATTTATAAACTGACCAATATTAAATATATCTTCATTTCCTACATATTGACTTAAATCATTAAAATCTCCAGATGTACTAGGATTAAATGAAAAAGATTTGTCTCTGTAAACTTTAACAACAAAATCATATGAATGTTGATGTTGTAAAAACTGTTCCTCTTGCATTTTTACAGATATAATTTCATAAAACATATTGTTATAATCTGTAGAAAGAAAATCTCCAACTCTAGGAATATATGAAGGATATGCAGAAGTTCCAGAAAAATCAAATTTAGAAGCTGTATTAAAATGTCTGATAGAAGCATATATATGAAATACATCAGTCCAACCAATTCCACCATTATTAAAAGTTCTGGTTTCTTTTGGTAAATCAAAATATGTCATTAATTTAAATCTTCGTTCAAATCTTCTATTATTATCTTCACCAAAAAGCTTATCATAATTTGTATTAAATGTTGTCACAATATACGAACAACAAACACCATGTTTATTATATCCCTCAGTAATTAATAAATCATATAATAATCTTTCATTATCATAATTTGGATTGAAATGATTAAAATATACATCACTTGGTAATCTGGTAAAATAATCAAAATTAGCCATACTTATATTTATTAAAAAATTATTAAAAAAGAAAAGGACTCATTTTACTGAATCCTTTCTAAATCTTTTCAAAAAATTTTTAAATCTTCTTAGGTCTTCCTCTACCACGTTTTTGTTCATTTAATGGAATCAATCCACGATCAATTTCTTCAGATTCAAAAAAACCATCATTCGAATTCTCTGTTTCAAATAGTTCAGAATCTCTTTCACCAACTCCTCTTACCAAACGACTCTCAGAAACTAATGGAATTAATGTCCCAGCATAAGCCCCATTCTCTAATCCTTCTGGCATATTTGGTGTAAGCCCCTGTGGTTGAATTATATATCTCTCATTCAAAACAGTATTAACAATTTCTATAGCAAATGGTCTAATATTCTTGTAAATCATTTCAATTCTCCTTTAATATCTTCAATGTAATCTCTCAACTCTTTATATTTATTATGCTTATTGTTTAAATTATTTTTCTTCTCAACTTCAGAAATCAATTCAGATAAATTTCCCATATTCTTGAAAATAATTTCCGCAAAAGACTTTCTTAATTTCTCGTCTAATATTTTTATTGTAATCGAATAAAACTTCTTTAAAACTCTGTTGTGAAAATCTTTAGAATAATCTATCTTGTTACCTTTACGAACTTGATTAAATTTTCTTATCTCATCACTTGAAGGAATATATTTAATATCATCACTTTCTAAAATTGTTTTTAAGAAATAAATTTGCGAAAACTTCATATGGAATTATTTATTATGAAACGATGATTTAGATTCTTTCACATAAGCAAATTTATCATTACCTAAATCAATTTCTTTTTTCATCTTCATTCGTATGTTCTTTCTAGCTTTACCAATCATTCTAGAACATTCTGAAATAGATTCGTAATAAACACCATCATATAAAATACCTTTACCAAAATATTCTTTCAAAGTCTGTTTAGTCTCTTCTGTATGATGCTTTCCGAAAAATGAATTCTTTTCTCCCATCTTACATTCTGATAGATATCGCATAAGTTCTTCAGACGCTCTTTCTGGTTTAAATTTTATTTTATCAATATGAATTTCTCGTTCTTCATCAGTCAAAGAATCATAGAAAATTTTCAAACCGATAGAAATATTCTTTTTATGATCTTCTTTTAATGGAACGTCTTTAAATAATGATCTAAGATATTCTTTATTTTCTTCTGTATGATGCTTACCAAACATGTAATGATCTTCACCACGTTTATGATTTTTAAAATATTCTTCCTTTTCTTCTTCTGTCATATTTTTGTGAAGTTCTAACAATGCATTAGAAATTTTTTCTTTATGTTCTTCTGAAAATTCATGAGTTTTCCAATAACCATCATTAGTTTCGTAAAATTTTTTCATACTTATAGATATTATTTCTTTTCGTTCATCAGACATAGGACCAAAAATTCTACCCTTATTAGAACCATCATGTGTTTTATAATATTCTATAGCTCTATTAGACATTTCTTTTAGCGCTTCTGGATGATCTATATAATATTGTTTCATATACAAAGACATAACATCTTTAAATTCTGGATTATCTTCATGAAATTTCTTCATTCTTTTAGATATATCATCTCGCATTTCTTGTGTATAAACTCTTTGTTTATTAAGTTCTCCAAATTGTTTTCTAACTTCATCAAACTCTTTAGAATTTTTTATATCTCTCAATCCATTATCATAAGTACACATACAAAAATATCCAAGAAATAATTTTCTATCATCTGGATACGCTTTATGTAAAAGTTTATGTGCTAAGAAATGTTCTCTACCAGTTAATAAAACCAAGTTAGATTTATGATTAGATCCTCCCTTACATTTCGGTATGATGTGATGTTTTTCGTAATATATTCCTTTATTTTTCTTTCTATTTTGTTTTTTAGCATTTTCAATTATTTCATCATATATTCTTTGATAATTCATTTTTACATATTTTTCCTTTGTTATTTTTGTTTAGAAACTAAAAAGAGCCTATTTCTAGACTCTTATATCTTCCAATATTTAATTTAACTTGTCAAGAACTTTTTAGGTTCTTTAGATTAAATTTATAACTTATGCACCAATAACCTTATCAAGATTGGTAAACTTGATGGTTCTGTAATATCTACCAGCACCAAGTAATGAGTCAGTAATTGCGTAGCGCGAGAGGACGCCCACGTTCACCCCGAAGTCATCGGGTCGAACTGCTTTATTAGTTAATCCGGTGATATAGTCAGAGAGAATAATACCAGTATCATTAATACCAGGACCTTTATATCCTAGAAGTGCATAATCAATAGGAGCCTGACTATCACGATAAACAGTCATTGTACCATTAATCTTACCAATTTCAGTAACAGTTGTAGACGCATTTACATCAGCAGTATTAGCTGTGAACTGGGGACTGCACGATTGTAAGGCGGTAGCAACTCTGTTGGAAACGATGACGAACGTAGCTGCACCACGGAAAGTTGCTTGAGCAATTTCATTTGATACTTGAGTAATAACGTTTATAATGTTACTAAACTTTTCTTGACTCCAGCGCCCGTCTGAGCCGCTGCAATCGTGCAAGTAGTAAGCGCGGCCGCCAATTGCCGTATTAACAGAAGCTTGCATCATTCTACCAATAATTTCTCTATCTCTTTCAGCAGGAATTTCAGCAGCAAGAATTTCTAACATTTCTCGTTCGATATCAATATTCTGCATTGACTTAAGATCTTGTGCAGCTTCAAGTGAGAACGATGCGGCAAGTTTACGAGTCTTGGCTTCAATAGCAACCTTGTCCATGAATAGACGAAGGGATGGCATTGTAGTACCAATCTTCCAAGCTTGAGCAGCAGAAGTAACAGCACCAGTACCAAACATACCAAAAGCTGAAGAAGTTGGATCATAAATTGCAGAAGTAGGAGTGGTTAGAGCAGATCCTGCTTGTGAACCAGTATATCCAGAATATTCATTCATCGCACGGAAAGCAGCTTCGTAAGAATCGGATCCGCCGAGATATGAACTTGGACCAGGAAGACCAGGAATGTCATAAACCTTACGGAGAGCATAAGCTAAACCGACGGGGCCTTGCATAGTCTGGAAACCGATACACTTGTGTGCAAAGTGTTCGTAATAACTTCTACGAACAAGTGCAAGAGTGATTGGTGAGAATCGAGCGCCATCACCACCATTTGAACCGAAGTTTGTGACGCCAGTATCTGATTCGAAAAGATCTCCGGTATTTGCAGTCATTTGGTTTTCTAAAAGAACTGCCATATTCATTCTGAGATCGGCATCTGGGATAGAAGCTACTGAAAGCTTTCCCTTAACATTCATCCATTTTTCTAGGATTTGTTGAGCATTTTTTACATTATCCATTTTATATCTCTCCTTAAGAGTTGTTAAAATTATTTATTTAATTAAGCGATTTATTTTTTCCAGATTTACCAAACTAATTTCAGAACCATTTTCATCATCATCTTCTGCATTTTCTTGAATGGTTTCTGATTCTTCTTCTATATCTAGATCAGCAAAGATATCTTCATTTAATGATTGTTTCTTTGAAGTTTTTTTAGAACCTTTTGCTGGAGTGTCTATAAAATCCATTTCAGATTCGTTTAAGACATCTACGAAGGTATCAATTTTAGCATTTACTTCATCAAAAGATTTTCCTTCAAACATAGAAATAACTCTTGACTTTTGTTTTTCAGTTAATCCATCACATTTTGAAGCAATGAGTAAACCAGTTTTAAGTGTATCTACTTTAGCTTGTAATTGAATTTTTTCTGAAATTGATTCATTCAGTTTTGATTCAGTAAGTTTAACTTTTTCTTGAGCCTCTTTGATTTGTTTTTCACCATCTTGAGGAAGTGCTACTAAGTTATTTTCGAAAAGACTTAAGATACCCGTGATAATAGGTTCATGAGCTTTATACTTAGCAACTGATTCAAAAATCTCATCTGAAATCTTTGAAGTAATTTCTAACTCTAAGAACTTATCAAGATTTTCAAGAACTGATTCCTCTAATGATTGAATCTTTTCTTCAAACTTTTCATCAAGCTCTTTATTCTTTAGTTCTACAGCTTCATCAATCTTTTCTTGAACATATTTTTCAGCAAGAGTTTGTAATTGTTCTGTAGCAACTTCCTTAAACTCTTTTACCTTTGCTTCATACTCTTCATTAAGTTTTGCCTTCTCAGTTTCTAAACGGTTTTTGACTTCCATTTCACAAAACTCTTCGGCAAGTTCTTCAAGTCTAAGCTTTTCCTCTTCTACAATCATCTCAACTCTGATCTTAGCCTTTTCCTCAATTAAACTCTGAATAGACTCTTCAATAGAAGCATACTGTTCAGGAGTTAACGAGTCTTTAAATGTATCTAATACTTTCATCTTTTTCTCCCCATTAAGGTTATGAAAATATTTAGTCAATTTGAAAAATAAATTTTTATACTGGGAAATTTTTTTGGAAAGAGATTAATAAATAGGAAATAAAATTAGTTTTAGAATATCTTGATTAAAATAAAAATGACCAACTTTTAGTTTGGTCATTTTTGAAATATTTAAAGTCTTTTTATATTTTTCTAGAGAGACTTTTTAGAAAATTATTTAAATCTTCATATAAATTCCTGGTACCATTCTTAGAAAGATTCTTATTAAATTCTTCCATATTAATTGCTACTAATTTATCATCTTGAATTATATACTCTTGATTTTCTAAAATACTTTCTACAAATGCAATTTGACAACTAGGGTCTGATACTATGTCAGCCGTCAAAAATTTGTAGTTATTTCCTACGTTACCCAGGCTGTCGAGTGAGCCAACCCCCCTTGTACTGACAGCTAATTGAATTTTAGCATCAATTAGAACTTTAACATTTCTACCATAAGGTTGTGTGTCAAGTATTTCTGCTTTTCCGTAAACAATATTATTATCAATTTTCATTTCAGTTATAACGTGAGACGCTTCTGATGCTAATACCGTAGACTCCAATTTTGGATGATCGCAACGTCCGAGGGCTCGTCTAGTATTGACTTTTTCTTTAACGAATCTATTAATTTCTGGTATTATAACTTCGGCTTCATATATTCTTCCATTGCGATTTTTTTTAGATAATTCCATGAAGGGACCAGATATGAAATATTTTTTGGAAGATATATCACCCTGACCTTCAGTTAAATATTCTAAATCATCATATCCAGTCATTTCTATCAATAGTTTTCCAGGAGTCATTTCCTATACTCCTTCTTATACTTTTTTGCCAAACTTATTCTTCATAGATTCGGTATATTCTTGTTTCTTTTTTTCTACCAATTTTACGAGAACGTTTGCGGCATGTTTTTCAAGAATAGGTTTAGCATTTACATAATCTTGTTCATTCATTAGTTCTACAAGTCTTTTTTCCATAATTTAAAATCCTCTTTAATTATATTTATTAATTTTGTTTTACATTTTTAGGGAATTTCATTTTTCCTTGAGGGAGATCTAGGAATGTTTCATTAGAATCTTTTTTATATTTCTTTTGGATTCTTTTTATGATCTCTTTTATCTTAGGATCTTTAGAGTTTGTTTTTAGAAATTCTAGGAGTTTCATAATTATATTTATAAGAAAAGCCCATCTTATTAGGATAGGCTTTTTGGAAAGGCTTTTTAAAATTAAGTTATATTACATATTTATAAACATACTCTGGATATACAGTTATATTATAAATTCCTTGTGGTAAATTAGCTATAGCAAAGTAACAATGTGTACTAGTTCCAAACGTAGACGAATTATTTGGCATTGCATTTTGTGCTAGATAATCAATCCATCCATTAACAGTTTTAGTAAATGTGTCTTCATAAATGATATAATTAGTATTTGCTGATGTGTATGGTCTAAAACGTCTAGAAAATAAAACATCATCGACCGCAGTACCATTAGTATTTTGAATAAATATCTTATATCTTACAAAAAAATTATCACCAGATGTTAATGCACTTAAAACCTCGGCTCTAAAATTTACTATAGATACTTGTAATGTATTACTATTAGAACTAGTTTCATATACCAAATTCCATTTATCTAAAGTTACTGAAGATGATGACAAAATTAAACTATTAGTTAAATTGATATTTCTATTAAGTGGTTTAGCATAACCAGCGGTAGTTGTAAAGTTTGCATAATCTCTAATAGTATCATATGGCATTGTTAAATTTAATGTATTTGCTACATACAACTTTCGAATTTCGATATCTTCCAATTCAGACAACTTAAACCCACCATATTCTGTCATATGTATACCATCATTAGACATTCCGGGTAAAAATCTGAAATTCTCGACTATCGTTCCTTCGCAATCCAAAAATCTCCACAATGGGTCGGATAAACTTTCATTTAAAATTAATTGTTTTATTATACTACATGACAAAACTCTATTCCTAATAATATCCGTATATGTAGCACTTAGATTAGAAAATCCAAGAATACCAGTATCTATAACTGGAATACCAGAATCAGTAACTAATTTGACTAATTGTTTATATTGATTAAAATAAAAGTTAGAGGCTGATACAATTTCTTCATAAGTACTATTACCATTAATTGATAGTAATATATCATTTAAATTTCCTCTAAATAACATAACATCAGGTTTTTTTGAAATTATATCTTGTATTGCTCGTCTATCGTTTGTATATGCTGATCTTGATCTACTAATCATTTGAGATGTTGATTGTCCAGAACGACCACCATTAGCAACTGCAATATAATTTTTACGAAGCTTTAACCATAATTTGTCTTTAGTAAATAATATGGATGAATTCGCACTAGTTATTGGAACGTACCAATTCTCAGTATCAGTTTTCACCAAAGGCCCTGACATAACCCAATCAGCTTTACTATCTCCGAAGGTAGCAATTCTAATTGGTCTGTCTAGATATCTAGTTGGTAATGAATATTTTGTAAGAACTGGTTTTTCAGAAGCTACATAAGAAGATTCTGCTGAAAAATTTCCAACTATAGGATTTGAGCTAATTTCTCTACGGACTTCTTGTACACCGACACCAGACCCTCCAGCAGCACCTCTAGGGCCTTGAGCGCCATCTTTTAAATAAGCTTCCCAGAGATTGTCTACTGACTTTCTATAAACAACTCCATTTTTTCTATACATTGCGTTTGGACCATATTCTAATGGGTTTGGATCGAAGTTTTTCTCACCAAGGTATCCGTCAAATAATTGTTCAACTTTTTGCTCAGGCTCAATTTCTTCAATGTCTAAATCAAAGTCTTCAGAAAGATTTTTAGAAACTGTTTCTGAAAAGTCTAGATCTAAACCTTCTAGGATATCATTTTCTTCAACATGTTTAGATGTTTCTGTAGACTTAATACCAGAAACATCATCTATAATTTTACTAGCAAGATT